TAGCTCCGACCCGAACCGAGTGCGGAGCCACTTGGCGCGTGCCTCTTGTTCGTTGATGCGGGAGTTGAAGCGTTCAATAACCCCGGCGAGTTCTGCGCGGAGTCCGACCACGCGCCCCTCTGCCTCGGAGAGCTTCTCAAGCACCCATTCCGCCGCGGTAGCGGAATCGACCGTAAATTGCTTTGGTTCCTCGGCGAGTCCGTAGACTTCCCCGGACTCGATCCCGATTACATAGCCGTCCTGGACGACTGTTGCCTCTTGATGTTCTAGTTGTAAGTTCATTTGTTCCTCGTGTTGCCTCGGGGTATGCTTGGCCTTAAGCGACCTCGCTTTCGTCCTCGTGGGCGTTGGTCGTGCCCGTGTCGGTAGTAGCCGCACGGGCTTTCTCTTTTTTGATGTGGTATTCCAGCGTTTGCCTGGAGATTCCTAGCTCTTGCGCGATGCGCGTTTTAGGCACGCCAAGCAAGTTTAATTGCCGGAATGTCGCCAATACGCTTGCCGTTCTGTCAGACATGTCATATACTTTATCACATGTATGATCGAAATGCAATAACCCGCCAGAAGATTTTCCAAAATACTTTTGGAATGCCAGTTCACGGTAAGGGCGACACTCTGAGGGTCTGGAGAAAGCAGGCCAAGCGGATGACGCAGGGCGAGCTTGCGGAGCTGATTGGGATCAGCCGCAGCATGATAGCCAACATAGAAGGTGGCCAGGTCATGCCCGACTACATCTATCAGAAGCTGACCACGATGGGGTTTGAGCGTGAAGTAGGACCGCCGACCGTTCCCGCACCGGAGATGCGCGTACCCATTCCCTACATTGGAGCCATTGCCGCTTCCGATCCCGTTGACTGGACGGACCCCTATCAATCGGAGGTGTTTGAGTACGTCCCGACCGAGATGGCCGACCGTGGCCGGTTCTCTGGGCGGATCGTTGGAGACTCCATGTTCGATCTTCTTTGGCCCGACGATCTATGTGTCTTCCAGCGGACCGACGTTCCCAAGATCGGTATCGTGTGCCTCTTTGTATCTGATGACGGGCTTGCCACGGTCAAGACGTGCCACCACGATGGCGAACGGTTTCTACTTCGCGCCGTGAACCGCGCCTATCCCGACGTTCCCGCCGTGGGCCGGTTCGTTGGCTTCCTTGTTGGCATCGTCCGCGAGCAAGGCAGTAGAAGGGTCACGGTCTACGACTCCTCTGGCATCCGACCCTAGTACAAATACCATATTACAATAATGTGATAGGGAGCTATTGCAAAATCGTGATAGATGTCCTATAATGTCCTTGTGAGCCGCTACTACGGCCACGAGGACATACAGTGAAAGCACACCGCAATTTCAACATTCCCCCGGCAGAGTACGGGGAACTCATCCGAATCGCGACCAAAGCCGCCTTCCACGGCTGCACCCGCCGCCGCCGCCGATCCCTGCGCCGCGCACTCCGGGGGGTCCGCTAATGGGCGAGACCATCAATGCCCTCATGGAAGCATCCCGCGCCGTGGGATTTGCCATAGCCAAGACACGGTTCCGGGAATTGCTCGACCGCTACGACAGGCTGGAGCCGGAGCAATCGGTAACCAAATATCTACGCCTAGCCATCTCGGAACTGGAATACACCCCATCCCCGGCAACCCAGGAGGCGCAGTGAGCCGCCGTGTATTGCACCTGCGAGGAACGAAGCGAGTACTCCGCCGGGCAGATGTGCGAACTCTGCGAGGAGCAAGAGGAGTTACAAAGTCTCTGGGATTGGCGGATAGCCGCATTCGCACCCGAGGACTGGGTGGTCCTATAGACGTGGTAGCGAACTATTGCGAGGGCATGGTCCAGTTGCACTACTGCACCTCTCGCGCCCAGCGGTTTGCCGCCGTCTACGGATGGCCGGACGTATGCCCCGCCGTGCTATTCGGTATCCCGCTTGGCTCCATGCGCTATGGGGCATCCCTTCGAGTGGAGTGTATTGGATCGGATATGGAGGTGGGCCGGTGAGACGGCCCGCACTACTTTGGAGGATCGTAGGCGACGAAGGATACATCACCTTATGCGACTGCGATCTTTCGGTGCACATACGGCCAAAGGCGAAGTCTAGCGTAGGGGGCTACGACCCATGCGAAATTTGGGCAACGGTCAACGGTGATAAGACTCGGGACGAAGCCCTTGTAGCCGGAGAGAACATTATCCTAAGAATTGTCCGCCAAGAACTCAAGAGGCTCCAAGAACTGGAAACGGAGCTTCAAGCCGCCATTAACAAGACAAAGGAGGCCGCCAATTGACCTACCTCGGCTCCACCTTCAAGCTCGCCGAGGGCTTCCGCGCCTACGAAGTCCACTTCACCCGCCTCTCTAAGGGCTACCAAGTAATGGTCCGCGAGACTACCACGAACTACACATGGCACGGGCGGCACCACCACGCGAACCTACAAGCGGCTAAGGCTAGCGTGAAGGCACTCGATAAAAGCCAAGCCGCAGAAAGACGAGAACTACGACAAGCGCAGGACGCGCAACAGGAGGAATTATGACCCAACACCAACACGAACAACTCACAAAATCTCAGCCGGGATACACCGGCACGGCCTACTACGTTACGCGGGGCAAGATCGAAACCGTATGGACAAACACGCACATGCTTCTAGCAATCGCCACAGCCTTTGCCCTTGGAATCTTTCTGACCCAAGTAATAGGCGTGGTCCAAGAAGCCAACCGGATGCAAGCCTTGCAGGACGTGGGGGTGTCTCGGTGAGCGCAGGCAGGCAGAGACTCGCAACGCGGGAACGGCTTACCGTCATGGTCCTATTGCTCGTCGTTAGGATGCTCAACCCCGATTGGCGATACTCGGACCCGTTCAAGTCCGTTATTGACCGAATCGACACGGTGTTGTACGGGAAGGACGACGAAGAATGAAGCAGCTCGTCATCCGCACAAGAGTCGACTTTAACGAGTGGCTGCTAGCCCCCGTCCCCGCCAGGATCATAGGGTTAGACAGCATCAAGCTTCCCCACATCAATCTCACCATGAATGGCGAGGACAACCAGAACTCCGGGATCATCCTGGAGGATTGTCGCAATGTCACCATCATCAACCCCACCATCATCTGCACAACCTCGGAGCCACCGCCCTACCGCAGGGGCTACGGGATCGTGGTCAACAACTGCGAAACCGTCACGATCCGAGGCGGAGGGTTCTTCCAAAATCTGCATAGCGCAGTCATGGTTACCGACGGAAGCCGGGACGTTCAGATCGGAGACACCGACAACGACATTGTAACCCGCGACTGCTGGATGATTGACGTGCATGGTGGCGGGTGCTCAGACGTGCGGTTCTACCGAGTCGTTGGAGACGCGAGAATCCACGTCGGCAACATAACCCAGAGCCTAGCGGAAACCGGCCAATCGTCCTGCGTTGTACACCGCTGTTTCGCCCCCGCAATAGAGGTAGCGGGTCGGTCGGAGGACATCAAGCTCTATCACAACGTAGCCGAGGAATATCGCTTCTACCCGCTTGACGGCTATCCGTTTGACGTGCGCCTAGAGGATGCAGGACTCGCGCCGGTGGTGGTCAAGATGATGGGGTTGCCCGGTTGAACCACCTCCACTACTACCGAAGATCCCCACACGGCCCCATCCAGATAGGCCAAGCCACTAGCTACGAGGCCGGGGTAGCGGCTGTACGGGGCACGGACCTAGCCCTGCATGTAGACGGTTTGTGGCTCCATAGGGGCACTTGGCACTACGATTGTCCGGTAGGAGTAAAGGTCCCGCCTCCTGCCTCTATCAGCCGGGACAACACGCGCTACATCTACCACGAGGAAAGGGCGGGCAAGAAAAAGGTGAGGCTCGTCATCCCGCACCTGGGGATAAAGAAGCTATTCGGGACCGTGGACGAGGCGCAAGACTACCGGGACCGTGCGCTGAATGCGCAGACAGGAGCGGGATGGGGGTTCGACTTACTTTGACCCCCGCCGCCCTCTCCAAGACAGACGCGCAACGGTACCTCGGAACCACCAAGGTAGCGTTCGAACTCTTGGAGAAGGCGGGACACCTAGCACCTTTGCCGGTACTAGGCTCGTATGCGCTCGAGGACCTAGACGACGTGGTAAAACGGCTTCGTGCCCGCGCCGTCCGACCCAACAACGAGACCGAAGGGCAGCGGCTGGGAAGCACGGGTACATGCGGGCGGCAAAGCCTGGTCAGCATACGGAAAGACCGAGGCAATAGCCCTCGAAAGACTAGACGCAAAGCTGCTCCTCCACTCGTGTCCGAATCCGAACAGGCCCCAGGCGCACACCTTACGCTCCTACACGGAGACGGTCTACCTACCGACGCTCGAACACAAGTCTCAGAAGTGGCGCGCGATGGTCAAATGGACGACGACGAAGCACATCTTCCCTAGGTTCGGGCACCTTGAGCTACACGAGATACACCGCGCCGACATCCAGCGGTGGATAAGCAAAATACCCCTCTCTCCCTCTAGCGTCGGGCATATCCGCAAAGTCCTCGGGGGCATCCTCAAGCTAGCCGTCATAGATGGACTGATCCAAGCGAACCCCGTGGACCACGTAGAAACGCCACGCATACGCCCACCGGAACGGCAGCCGCTCACCGTAGAGGAGTATTGGCGGCTCCGGGAACACGCCAAAGGCAAAGCGGCAGAAGGGATGCTGATCCTAGGCCCCTTGCTTGGTTGCACAGTCTCGGAGGCCCTAGGCATCCAACCGACCGACATAGCCCGGAAGGGAAGATTCTACAGGCTCCGCATCCGAGGCACCAAGACCGACAGCCGGGACCGAACCCTCCCCCTTCCCTACGTGGTCCACCGGAGTTTGCGCGGGATAGCCCTAGCCGGAGACCCGTGCAGCCAGAACCGGGCACTCAAACGAGTCTGCGAGTCCGCAGAGTTCCGCCCCATCTCGACGCACCTCCTGCGGCACACGTACGCGACGTGGCTCCAAGAGATCGGATGCCCGGACGAGGTACGGCGCACCCTCATGGGCCACAAGGACCGCACTGTCCTAGGAGTCTATTCCCACTCCGACCAAGAGTACATTCTGCGTGCGTGGCTTCTGCGCCTCGCATCGTATGTCTACGGTGGGTCTGGGATAGCGTTTGGGATAGATTGGCGACCCCGCGCAACATATCAGCGCAAAAGACCCCGTGTCCAGGTTCAAAACAAGGTGCGCCCCGAGCGGGATTCGAACCCACGACCTACCGCTTAGAAGGGCCTAGGTCATAGGTTCAAAACAAGGGCTATTTACGTGGACACACGGAGCGCACGTTCAAATCCACCAGGTTCAACCGGGACAAATTCCCAAACCATTTTCCCAAACCATTTTTTCAAAAAAGTTCACAAACCCCTTGTTCTGGCCTATGGTTTGTGGTACTATAAACATATGAGAGGCGAGGGCGCGAACCCTCCCTCTCCGGGAGCCGGATAACTGGCTCCATTGACAAGGATAACACAATGAACAATCGAACCCCAGTCTCACACCTGACCATCGCCGAGACCGAGAAGGCCATCAAGGTCAGCGCAGTCGTTCAGTTTTGCAACGGCGAAGACCGAACCGCCTCGGTCTGGTTCCCCAAGTCTCAAATCGACGAAGCGGGCACCGCGCCGCAGTGGCTGGTAGGCGCGAAGATGAAGGAGCTGCGGGAGAAGTTTCACCCGGCATCTCGCCCGGTCGTCTTCCTTGGCTTCGCAGACGGCGAGGAGATGAACTAATGCCAAACCGACCACTTTTCCAAACCATCAACATCGTCGCGCTGACGAATGACCTTCAGCGCGCCCAGCTTCACCACGATTGCCAGAGAATTACGAACGCAAGGCGTGGGTGGCGAAACGTCGCCCTAGATCGCCAAAGCATCGATGGCACTATCGCTCTGTACGATAGGGCGATTGAGATCGGCCTAGCCGCCCTCGGCAAAACCGCCGCCGACTACCCGAAGCCGTCAAGGGCAAAGAAAGGTGCCGAAGGTGCTTGAAAAGTTCATTCTCGGTGAGGGCCTCGGGGACACCCCGAGGCAATACATCATCCACACTGAATCCCCACGTTTCATCGGGGAACTGTTCGAGGACGACGCCGGATCATCCTATCACCTGGGAGAAACCATGTGGCTTGATCCGGTAACCGACGCACAGATAGTTGCGCGGATCATGAGGGAGATGGGTGAGTTTTTGCAAGCCTACGACACCCACACCGACCGCTTCTTGGCCGAGCACGGCTCAGACGCTTGGAAGATTTTCGGAGCCGACGATGAGTGAGCCAACCAAAAACAAGGGCGGCAGGCCCACCAAGGAATGGGTTCAACTCAAACTCACCCCGTCGCCTGAGATTGCGGCCACCATGCGGAACCGCGCGGCAGAGTTGGGGCTAAGCGTCACCGCCTACGTAGAGCAGCTTGTACGCGCCGACAGCCCTACCCCAGAGTATCCCGGCAAATGTTCCGCACCCTAGTCTCCGCGTCCCAAATCTTCCGAGCAAACGCCCTCTTGCCTTCCTTGAGCATGGTCTTGGACTCGCTGTAAATCTCGCCCACCACCAACGCTTGGCCCCAGGCTTGGAAGTTGGAGCGGTGGATATAGCGCATCTTCAAAGGATCGCTCAGCATCCCGGAGTTCGCGTACCAAATGTCCTCGGGTATGTTCCCGGCATTGACGGAGCGTGTGACGGGTATGGGCCTATGAGTGTGCCCAGATATGGTGAGGGAAAAGGCGTGCCCGTGCATACGGGCTTCGTCCCGAGCAGCGTTAATCCCGGCTTTCGTGCCATGCGTAAAAACAATGGGTCCACAAGACCATCGGATATGGCTTCCGTACTCCGTCACGAGCCGCCAGCCGCGCATCTCTTCGGCGAGGCATGGAACCCCTTCCGGTCTGTAATCCTTCCAATGGACGATCCCCCGGAGCTTCTTGGGCACTCTCCCCGGCTCCCACAAATTCGCTTCGTGGTTGCCATACAACCAAACGCGCAAGGCGTTCGGGGCTAAACGGTTTATCTCCCTTGCGATTTTTGCCCATTCGCGGTACTCGTCTAAAATCGTCCAGTCGTGTTCGTTTTCCCAGCGGCTCCAAGCGTCCCCGTCCAGCATGTCGCCATTGGCGACTATAAGGTCCGGCTTCTCGCGCTCTATGGTGTCGAGCATCCACCTGACGGCTGCTGGGTCTTGCACGGGAGCGTGCACGTCCGAGAACGTCAGGAACTTGATAGCCATCGCGGTAAGGCATTAGTGGCAGGGTCGCTGAGACGCTTTACAGCTTCTCGAAATGCTTCTTGCTGCTCCTTAGACCACCGGCTGACCCTTGCATCAGATGCACGGATATATTCCTCGCGGAGCTGCTTGGGAGTTTTTTCTTGTGCCATGAGAAAGAGAAAAGCCCCCTTTCGGGGGCTGGGCCTTTAGTCTGGGTCTACAAAATCCGAGTCAACAATGGATTCCAGGAACTCCAAAAGCTCCTCCACCCATTCGTCCCGCTCTTCCAGGGCTTCCGCCACGTTCGCGCCGGTTCCAGCGCAAGCCTTTTCCACCCATGCGCGGGGCGGAGTAAGGGCACGCTTGGCAGCGGACCGGCCAAACGTCTTGTAAATTCCTAATGCGATTTCAACGAGGTTGTTGTTCATGTGAGGTGTATCTAGGGTCAGACTCTAAGTGGCGATCTTGCGGTTTGGCTACGCACCCGGCTTACCACCGGCGGGCGAAAAACCTATTTGTCTAAATGGTCGATAAGTCTTTCAATGGCGGAGGAGTTGGCCTTAATAGCGGCCTCCAAGCGGACGAGGGTAAACCACATGAAGATTCCGAGCAAGCCAAGCGCACCAATCTTCTCGAACCCCGAAAGGTCCGTCGGCATGTTGGCTTGCGCTACCAGGACACTCGTTGTCGTGCCCATTACCGACATCCAATGATCGTGAAAAAAGTGCCCCATTCTTAGCCCCTCCACATCCGCAGCTTGTTGACTGTCGCCATGCCCATAATCTTCGTTTGCGGCAACATGCGTGGGTCCGTCTTGCGTCCCGGAGATACCCAGTAGTGCGTCGTGATCCATCGAATATCCGGCTCCGCATCGCAAAGCAGTTCCACCAGATCGTCCAAAGCATCCACTTGTTGCGGAGTCACAAACTCGTCTCGAGATTCCCAATTGGCGAGCGCAATGCCCACCGAATACTCGTTGACGTTCACACCCTGCGGACCCTTCGACTTCCCCGCATGGAACGCAACACGAGACACGGGCACGCACTTCGTAACCGATCCGTCCCGCTCTATGACGTAGTGATACGATAAACCAATCTTCCGCAGCCACGAGATAGAGGAACCCGCGCTAGCCCCGTCCGTAGCGTGCAGGACGATGGTAGAGATAGGCCGCTTGCGAGGCCGGGACGCTAACCAGTTCGTAAGGGCAGTTATCATGCTGGCAGCGCACCCGCCTGGTTCACGTACCGCACCCACTCACTTGGGCGTAGAACCTTAATCGGGCCGCCGTTTAGATCGTTCAGGAGCGAGAGGAAATTAACAAGGTCCGTGTTGAGAATGTCCGTAGCCCCGCCGCCCGAAGTAACAACGCCATGGAGCGTGTAAACAATGGGGTGCCCGAACCGGATAGCCCGGAACAACTCTTCGTACCCGTCTCGAACAAACGATGCAGACGTTCCGAGGTTGACGCGGGGCCACTGATACCGCCCGTAGTTGCACGCCACTGCGGGCCAAGACAGGTCATTTGATACCGCCCGGTCCAGGAACCCGAACTGCGTGCCCATCATGCGCATCGCCGATTCCACGTTGGGCCCCCACGAACCTTGCGGGTAAATAGCCGCTACGGTCTCGTCGCAAGGGATACCGTTCGCCCGCATCCAGACCGCAGCCGAGCGGTACTCCTCTGCGATTCTCGCCGGAGACCAGGCCCGACCAACCGTGATGTTGGCGTTGGCTGATGCGGTAAGGGTTACCGGCACGTTGAATACGAGTCGGTGCGAATACTGAGGACCAAGCGTGTTAGCCGTCGTGTCCGAATAGTGCTGAACGTCCGTGCAGATGGTCGAACCCCACGCGGTATTGATCGCGCTGGCAAGAGCCCGAGGGTCTACCGCAACTGCAATGCTTGTAACGTTGACGTTGGTGGTGCCGTTGTTGACGTTGAGTGTGAACGTGCCCGTTGCAGTTGCCCCGTAAGCCCATTGCAAAGCCCATTCCGTACCTGCGCCGGTCGTCGCAGAATCCACGCCATTCTCGTAGCGGTGGTGGTTGTACGAGTGAGTCAGGAACTCCACCTGCGGATCAGAGAGCGCAAGCGCGGCGAGTTCCGCCGTGTTCATAACCGTGGCCCCTTCCGTATTGGTGCCCGTGCTCCGAGTGCCCGAGATAGCCCACGCCGGGACAATCCCCATCCCGTAAGGAATCTGCGGGAACCTGCGGAAGATCGGAATACCGTTATCTCGGAACGTCGTCAAGTGGTCATCAACAAGAATCAGGACCGGAGTCTGCCCTACTGGGTTGTATCGGTTGTCCGAAACAATGACGTTGAGGTTATCGCGGGCACCTGGGAATTGCTGACCGTCCGCATTGGTGATGTTGAAATTCATCCCCTGAACAATGTTAAACCGAGTTTGACCGCCCCCTGAACCAGCGGCAGTACCAAAACGCTCCGTGCGAGCCGTGATACAGTTCCAGCCAGGGTGCAACTGAATCGAGCCAGAAGCGTTCCTATTCGCCCCCACCCACGGCTCCATCAATGTAAGCGTTGCAGACACTAGGAACGAGCTTGCCGGGTTGTGAACAAACATGTACACTGGTCGCTCCGACAAGTCAAGGTCTCGGTTAAACTGGAAGTCACCGCGCAAGGCATTTGCTGCGGTAGTTTGGGTTAGACGAAGCGCACCCGTAGACCGCAATCGCTTTTCTTGCGTGGTAGCCGACGTGGTTCCGAACTGGAGCGCAGTGGCCGCGTGCGTTGTCTGGCATCGCTCTCCAGCACTCCCAAGCCCTCCGAACCCGTTGCCTTGAATGATATTGACCGGGGTTGATTCCGCCGCTACCGCCGTACCACCCGTCAGCCCCGCAGGGTCAAGCGTAACGGTAACTGCCGACTTGATTGTCGCGTGCCAGATGGAGATGTAGAACGGGCAGTAAGGAAGCGGGCCGCCCGTAACCGCGCACACCCAACCGGCGGGGAGGGCCGCCTGGATGGAGTTCTGCAAACCAGTAGACGCCGTGCCCTGCGTGCTTGCAAATTGATTCCAAGTGATCGAAGTCACGTTGACCGTGGTAAAGGCCGAGGACGCAATGGCGAGTGCGTAGGTACCACCCGTAGGCGCGGCAGTCCAGCGCAAGGAAACCCGAGTGGTGCACCTTGCAAGGTTTGCCCATCCATTCCCAAACTCCGGCAGGGTAGGGCGGCCAGCATAGCCAGCCCCCACCGTCACGTCGATGCTGGTAGTGCTTGCGTTCCCCACCGGAAGGACCGCAAAGAACCGGGAAGTAGCCGTCGCGCCGGTAACGTTTGCAGTGGTGGAAACCGACGTACCACTAGCCCGCACTTGCGCCGCAGTGGGTTGCTCGCCAGCCGTGCCCAGAATGAATACCGGGCCGCCGCCAAGGACAGTGGCGGAGATGGACGCGCCGCGCCCAATCTCTACAGGAGTATGTTGCGATACGAAGAACTGCGGCACAACCTAAGTAACGAACCGCAGAACGGTGTCAAACAAAGGTCCGTCCGTCGCTGCTCGTGTACACCACAATGGCCCCCGTCTTCCTCACCTGCAGCTCTATGACTACCCGCCCCTCCGACTTTGCGTAGGCTAAGACCGCAATACCGGAATCATCCACCCCAGTCACGCACGCCGTGGGGCTCGCAAGGATCGCCCCAGATCGGTCGGTTATCTCGCCATCTACCTGCGTGCCATTGAGCCAGTACGAATACCGGACACCATCCGCCTCACAAACTGCCGCCGGGTACTTCCCGCTTGATACGATAGTCCTACTCATGGTCCATGTGCTCCCGTCTGTGCTCTTGTATTCGACTACCCCGCCCGCTGGAGGTTGCACCAGCAGGAAGAGCGTTACCGCGCTCGCGTACTTCTCGGCTTGGATGTTTGCCCAATCTCCGTCTATTGCCGTTGTGGTGTCCGAGTACAAGCTGTTCCGCGTCGCCTTCCCGGTCACCACTTTGCCCAGGCTAGAGATGTAGGCCCGGTACCGCGTCCCGTCCTGCCGCATGTCGCTAGAAATGTTCTTGCCCGTCTCTTCCTCAGTCGCCTGGAAATGCACGCGCCACCACCGCCGCGCCTTAGATGCGTGGGTGGAATGCTGGGCGGAGTTCCACCGCACCATATACGTGCGAGGGTCCGGGGTTAGACTTTCGTTCATGCGTGCGTAGGGACTGCCTACCGCGTAGTGTCTACATTCGTCTACCGCATCGGTTGCCACCGGGTCAGTACCTGGAGACTCGTACAACGTCACGTCGCTAGCGGGGTCCGCGCCTCCAAACACTGCCCCCATCGCGCCGCCTCGCAGAACCTTAGCCGTCCGCAGCCAAGTGCGGCCGCCCGTTGAACCTTTTTGGAAGACCTCCCCGCACCGAGGCCACAGCCGCACTTCATCCATCAGCGACTGCGCCACCATCGAGAGGCCGCCAGTCAGATCGCGGCCCATCCAGTTGAGAAAGTCCCCCGTTGCGTTCCCGCTGATCGTGACCCCGCCGCCGCCGATCCAGCAGGCTTGCGAGCCATAAGCCGCCGATCCCGAAAGCCCCGTCCGGTGCCAAGTGTCACCCGTCACTGGGCTAAATCCGTCCGCCCAATTCCACCCCGGAGTATTGAGTAGGTCAATCCGAGCCGCGTTGATCGTGACCTGGGAGTAGACCCAAAACGCCGCCCCGAACGCATCCGTGAAGAGCTGCCGACTCGCGATAGGAACATCGCACGAACGCCGGCCGTTCGCGTCCCCTTGAAGCCCTACGTAAGCCTCCACCACGTCGCCGGTCTCTTGCGTCCTCGTCCACCAGTTCCAGACCGGGGCGCAGGTAAGGGTAGGCGGATCGGTGGTAAGGCCGCCCGCTATGTCCTGCCAGTGGGCGAGGTCTATGGTATCTACCGTCAGCCCCGTTCCGCCCGAGATGGTAAGGGCAGTTATGCGCCCAACGCCGCGACTGTCGGGATCTTCTTCCGGGAGTCCATCCCCCAGGACGGGGTACCGGGTGTCAAGGTTGTCGGTCGTCCAGGTGCCCCCGTCGGGGTTGCAGAGATCGAACCAAACGTATTGGAACGTGTCCGCCGTCATCGTGGCCGTCGTCTTGAACGTCTTAGAAGGCGTTGCCGTTGCGCTAGCCGTGAACTCAACCGACCCGCCCGACGTGACCTTGAGCCGAACACGCAGGAAGCGGTAGCCTTCCCAGTTGCCGGGGTTCGGGGACCATGACCGAGACGCCCCCGTACCACCACCTACCCCGATGGTTGCGTCTTTGGTCAGGGTCCCCAGGTTGTACCGATAGCCCCGGAAGAGCGTGCGCCAGTCCTGCGGTTCCTCACCTCGAGCTGCTAGCGAAGCCGAGTTCACCCAGGACCGCAAAGGTTCTTTCTCGTCGGCACTCACCGCGTCAAAGTCCCCGAGCGTCAATGCGCCGCCGTCGCCCAGCCCATCGCCCGGTAGCCCGTAGTCAGATTCTGCCGGTGGATAGTAGTTTAGACCCCAAGCCCCATCCGACCCATAGGACCGACGTGTCCACTGAGCCGAGTTGAAGGGGTTGCAGGTGAGCGTCTGCGCGGACAGAGATTTGCGCCGGAGATAGGAAAGGTCCAGCCCCGGCGACGGGTAGTTCGCGTCCATCGCGAAGAACTTGCAAGCCAGCCCGAGCGTGTCCTGCGGCTCCATTGTGAGGAACACCACCGAGGCAGATTCACCCCGCCCATCCCCCATGTTGCCGGGTGAACCGATGGTGACACCTTCGTAGATCGTCCACCCTTGCGAAAGGGTGACGTCAGACCCGCCGACCGAAAGCGAGCGGGTGACCTCCTGGGAATACGCATCGGTATGGGTATCCGTATCCGCGTCCACCGCTTCATCCCCGAAGTTCGTAAAGGTCGCCGACATAGACCCCGACTTGTTCACCGAGAACTGATCCATGCGGCAAGTGGGGTAGTAACCGTACAGCGCAGACCCCGGACCCGAAGCCGACACCACCGACGACGCCGTAGCCGTGACGGTTGTTCCATCTACCGTGAGCGAACCAGACGCCACAGCCGTACCACCCTCGCGGAATCGCAGGTAGAAATGTTGGCCCTGAGCACGCGGAACAATGTCATCCGAAGCCGCGCCGCCGTAGGTCGGAGAACCGTCCGCACCTCTGACCGCTTCGTCCATGAAATACGGGTGAAGCACTTCCTCACACTGCGCCGAGAATGACCATTCACCCGAGATGGCAAGCGACTGGACAACGCCAGAACCCGAGAACGTCCGCTCCACGTAGGCCACATCTCGCGCCCCGTATCCGTTTTCGCACTCCATGATGATGTACAAGCTGGAAGTGTTAGGAGACGGAATGAAGTCATAAGGAAACAAAGCCGAAGGCGAGCTGCCGGACTCGTAGCGTACGGTCACGTATGCGCCCGGTGGTTCCGTGGTTGTAATGTTGCCCCACGGACCAACGAAGGGCATCTGCCAACGCCACGCGGGGATACTGAAACCCTGCTGAACCGCAAACGAGTTCTTCCGGCCCCAATACGTACCCGTAAACGTGCCTTCCCAAGTCTCATTTACGGTCGCACGGTTGACGCTTGCGTCAAGGTAAGTCGGCATTACGTTAGTTTTGTGATCTTGCTCGCGGGCTTTTTAACCGCTTCTTCCGCGCCGCGCCGCACGATGGTCTTGTTTTCCATCCACTTGCGCATCGCCTTCCGACTCTCAAGCGTTACTCCGGTTCGATAGGTCATAGCTTTTCTCCTGTGTAAAGTGCCTCGCGGAACACGGGCCGAGAGCCGCTATACTCCGCGTCAAACTGACAACCGATGGTCTGAATGCGGTAGTCCCCGCGCCCCTGAATCCGCACCACGTCGCCGCGCCAAAGCGGAACCGAACCCGACCCCATCAGTAGATCAGACTTCCACTCAATCGCGTACCTCGCAGGGAACACCCGGCTGGCAATAGTAGTACACACCTGGTTGCAAAGCGTCTGCGTGGTAATGGCGGGATCGGCTAGCCCATAGCGCAGGATCGTCCCCTTCCAGTTGTCGGGTCTAGACCCCGGGGCCGTTGTGGGGTCCTTGCTCGCCGCGTCCTCCCGGTGGCTTTGGAACGGTCGCCCAGTCCGAGGGTCTACCCCCGTTACCCGCACGTCGTTCGCGATAGGTTCTAGCAGCGTCTCGCGCACCTCGCGCACCGTAAACTTCAAAAGGTCCGCCGCCGCAACGCCGCCCGTTATCGCCGCCGCGTCCGTCTCGTAGACCGTCACCGCAGGAGTAGTGCCAAGGTCTGCGAGAGACTTAGCGAAGAACTTCACCCCCGTAGATGTAGGCTTGACTCCCCAGTACCAATCAAAAGCGTAGGTTTCAATCAGCCGCTCAATCCATGACAGCGCGGTATCCCCCACTTCCACCATAGACCCCCAGTCGCCTCCACTTCGAGAACCCTCAAACGGCACGGCAAAGCTGGTAGTAGAAATGTCAATCTCACCCGTGTTAAACGCCCGCGCCGCGAGGAACGAAAGAGCGGACGAGAAGTTGAACCCGTCCAGCGGGAAAGGTTCCGTAAACACGTATTCGTCTAGTAGCTTTAAGCGGTTGCGGACCTCAAACTGAACCGTATCCGCCGCTGGATTGGCCGTAAACTCACGCGGCAAATCCCCGCACAGCCCATCAAAGAGCGTCACCGATCCGATCTTGACCTTGATGGGCCGGTTGGTAGTCGTGCTCACAAATGGAGGGACCATCCCCGCCGGGTCACGCACCACCAAATCAATAGCCGCATCGCCCGGAGACTCCGCAACCGAGAGCGTGCAATCCAGAACGTTCAGCGTCACGTCTGCCTCAGAATCGCTAGTATTGGTCAGCGTGCGCCGGTAGGCCACTGCGCCGCCATAGGCAACGGGGGTTACGGTCTGGTTGTCGGTTGTGAGCGTGAGCCGTACCCGGCAATTCTTTTCTGTGCCGTCTGCGCTAAATGCCGTGCCGTCCCACTTGCGCAAGGTAGCGGTAAGACCCTGAGTGCCGACGTATGCGGGATAACCCCACACCCGGTAATCTACCGACCCCGTAGGCCAAGGGGAATTGTCGTAGGATTCCAACGTCTCACCGCTCGCCGGTGGCTCCAAGAGGCTCAGCCGGTCGCTGGTTGCCGTGCCACTCGTCGGGAACTTGATGGGTGCCACCTGGATTTGCGACGCGCCCGCCACAATCTTGAGCCAGAACTTAGAGGCCGGAAGGATCGTAGGCGAGCTGGTTGACTCGTCGATACCCGGCACGATAACCGAGAACCCGTCCCCGCTTGAGGGCGAAAATATGACAATCTCGCGCCGTGCCATCGGGATCACCACCAGCTCTACCAGACTGCCACCCGTGTTGTTGGTGGTGGACGAACCGCTGATCTTGCCTTGCCCAATCGCTACCCCGTCCTGCAAAACGTTGACGGTGGAATCACTAGCGTACTCGATGGAGATACCCGCCGCCGTGCTCGCCGTGGAGTTCCAACCGAACTGGTGCGAGATGAACACATCCCCCGCGCCATAGGACCAAAACGCGATATAGAAGCCCTGGTTTTTGGCGTAGGTTGTGGTGGTGACCAGGCTACCCGTCGTAGCATCGGGCCGCGCAAGATACGGGCCGCGTGCGTGTTGGTCCGCCCGCTCTTCCCATCCCGATGTACTGGCAAACGCCGATAGCGCGAGCTTTGCGTAGTCGCCCGAGTTGCTGGTGTACCAGGTCTTTGTAAGGCAGTACGGCTCTAGGATAACCCGCCCGCCCACCGGCTCAATCGTGCAACCGCTGAGTTCCGCCTTAGAGTCCCGCGAGCGCGGGTTAAACAGTGGCGCGTCCGCAAACGCAGAGAGACGGTCATACCGTAGTCTCGGTTGCGCGTGGTCAAAGATAACCGAGAGTGCCACCTACCGGAACCCCGCCGACTGCATACCGCTACGTCGTTGCTGAACCATCGCCTGAGCCACCTCGTGCCCAAACACTTCTTTGAGCGCATCAATAACCTTGCTCCAAGGATCCCCGCGCCCGGTCCGCATGGCGGAAAGCTCCATAGGAGTAACCCCGTACTTGCCCACGTTGGCACCGAGCGCAATCCGTTGGAGGTCCGCAGACTTCTTGGTGTTCTCCGCAATAGCCGCGAGGTAGTTGATGGCTACCTTTGGGCTTGCTGGCGAGCTTGACGCCTCTGCGCTTGGCTTGAATCTTTTGGCTTGCTCTACGCCAGTCGCGTTGGTAAAACCAGCCTCAATGCCGAGCGCACGCGCCCCAATCGCCTCGCCGATCTTCCCGAGCGCACCAATGCCGTCCCTCACGACTGGGTTAACCCCCATCGTGGTCAGCTTGAACACGTTCTTGCCCACCCAACTGTTGGCGATTTGGTTGTAAGCGGTGACGAACCCGTCAAGGATTCCGCGCCCGATCATCAGCGACGTTTTGAGAATATTGGGGATTTGCTCAATTGACGCAACGAGGTAAGAAATCACCTTGACCAATGCCGAGTCGCCAAGGTCGCCCGAAAGAATAGCCCCGAAGGATTTGCCGATCTTGTCGAACACCCCAGACGTACCCAGGTATTCAAGGAACGCAGACGCCCGGTCAATCATTGGACCGATAGCCTTGTTCAGCGCATCGCCCACCTTTGCAAACGCCATAAACACCGCATCGCCAAGGTTCTCCATAGCGTTCATAAACCCGCCACTCGCCTTGGGCAGCGATTGCAACGCCGTGACAATCCCCGCGATAAACTCTTTGGAACCTAGCCCGCGCTTTGCCAGTTGCTCAGTATCCGCCGTGCCAAACGCTTTAATCATGGCTTGCCGAATCTGCGGGACCCGTTCGGCAATCTGGTTAATCTCTTCCGCGCTCACCTTGCCCTTGGCCGACATTTGCGTCAATGCCATCGTCACCCCGTCGAGTTGTTCTTTGCCGCCGCCAACCAGCGCAATGGCGTTGCCGAACGCTTGCAGGGCCGCCGCCGAGGTCTCAAACGATAACCCCGCCGCTTGGAGCCGAGTAGCCCCCTGGACCGCTTCTAGGAAGCCAAGGCCCGGAGCCTTGGCGACTTGCCGCAAAACCTCTAGCCGCTGTGCGGTCTGGGCCGCCGATTCCGAGTAGGCCGCAAGCCCAAGCCGCGCCGACTCCAAAGACGCCGCCGATTGGGACGCTTTCACGCCGCCCGCCACGAGTGCCGCGCCAAGCACCCCCGCCGCCGCCGCCGCCGCTTGCAAGCCAGAAACCACCGCGCCGACTACAGGTTGTGCCCCGAGCGAGCGCAGCGCATCCGAGAAACCACCAACGCCTTGGGTAGCCCCCGCCATGTCCCGGTCCAGCGAACCGGTAGCCGTCTGGATGCCTTTCGCCGGACCGCTGAACGAGTCTTTAAGCTTAAATTCTGTTACTAGCTGGTCAACTACTGGCATTTGCTATCTCCTCCGATTCAATCAGCGCAAGGGCAACGAACTCAGACAGGTATCCGCGTTGCTCCTGCGTCAACTCGTTGGGGTGCCGTCCGTAGACGTTTCGAGAGATTCCGAGGCTGGTTCGTCTAACCCAGTCGCTTTCGAGGACTTTTTTTTAGTGTCAATGTCCACCGCCACCGCCGCCGAACTGTTGGCTTTGTTCCCAAACTCAAGGACCAATTCAGCAAAAAGCCCCGCAGAACGTGGATCGGTGCTCATCCCCGCAAGGTCAATCTCGGACCACGCAGGTTCAATCAGCCGACTAGCAAGCCGCGCCACAGCCATCCGCGCCGCATCACTTGCGGGGAACTTCCCGCGCACTTGCTCAGGGTAGGAACCCGCACGAATTGCCGCCAGAATCTTCCCGGCCCGCTCGTCTGCCTGGATAAGATCATCAATCGAACCTGCGTTGCTGAACTTAAATTCGTGGCCCGAACTCAAAGTCACGCAAAAATATGGTTCCGGATCTGGCAGTTGTGCTATAAAATCGTTCCAGGTGAGATCCATCAACCTAAGTAACGAAGTGAAGCTATGCGCCGCTATGCTTGCAGTGGTAGCGTTGGCCGGTTGCAAGGGGCCAAGCATTGAGGCAATCCAAGCCAAATACCCCGACCGCAAAATCTACAAGCTAGACGAGGGCCGAATCGCCACGAACCAGCCCGTAGGCGACTTGCTTGTAAGATGGGTGGACCTTGGCAGAACCCCAAGCGGCAGCCTATCTGCAAGCGTCAACTACCGCAGCACATCGGCTACCAAAGTAGCCCCGTCCGTCAAGGTCACCCTCTACGACGCAAAAGGCACGGTTCTAGCCGAGGAGATGGTAGTAGGCCACGTAATGGCGGACCTTTTACCGGGCGAAACCGGCAACACGTCCGATGTTATTCCGGTTCCGGTGAACCTTCAGCCGGTTGCGTTTTCTCTTGCGCCTCGGTAGCGGGGCCATCCAGCCCGCCGCCTTCCCCGCTGAACCCAGGGCCAGCCGTGGAATCTGTGTCGTTCGCGCCGAAGGCAGGAGAGGTAAAAGCTTTTCGTTCTGGTTCCATTAGACGTACACCACCGTTGGGGCACCAAAGCCCGTCCACGAATATTCCGTTTTCACCACATCGTCAGAGTTCACCGAGTAGCTAAACGAACTCCACGTCATGTTCCCCGACCATGCGCCTTGCGTTGCATTAACTGCCGCCGGGGTGAAGGCGAAGGTTAGTTCGTTGCGCGGATCGTTGAATGCCTTGGTCAAAAGCGAGGACGTGCCCGTTGGGGCTGTAGGATACGCGCCGGTCAGGAGGTCGCGCCCGCTGTACTCAATCTCGATCTTTTGAAGGTCGTCCATCGTCGCAATGTGCGTGTACGATCCAAACATAATCGGGAGCGTGGTTGCAATCCCGTTGATGGTGAAGCTGAGAGTTGAGTAAGCATCGGCCACCGTATTCGACACCGCAAGCGTTTGAAGTGCCACCAGTCCGGCCGTAGGGATGAGGAGGGTCAGCGTTCCGGAGTAGTCTTTGGCGACTACCTCAGGCTTGCTCCAAAGGTCACCCCGTGGCGATCCTTCCTTGAGGTCAAATGAGCCGTTAATTGAGATGCCGTCCACGTTTGCGAGGTAGTCCGTAGCACCCACCGTAAGCGCAGAGAGGTTAAGGTTGGTAACCCGGTTGACGCCAGTCACGTTGGACATAGCCGCCGTGGAAATCTCGAAAGACTTCTTGACCAGTTGAGGACTTTTGCCGATCCTGCTCACCGGCTTGCCCTCGGAGGATGCGTTAAGAACCTTGAGCGTCACCCCGTCGCACGAATCGAGCAGGGATGTACCCCCCGCCGAAAAGACCGTCATGTCGCCGTAGATGATGCGTGCGCTCACAACCTAAGTAACGAAGTGGGCTAGAGGGCTTTGCGTTGCCGTTGCCGCACAATATCCACAAACGCCGCCTTGCGAGCCTTGAACCGCTTCCTGAGCTGCCCGTTAGGACCAAGTACGCCACGGGCCACCATCTTCTTGGTGCCGTCTACCGCAAGAACATACTTGGCATAGGGTGCGCTCGCATACAGCCAGTAGTTCTTTCCGCCGCCGAGATGCCTAGTAGACAGGATCACCGAATCGTAAAGCTTCGAGGTATGCCGGTTAATGGGCCACAGCCGCACCGAGCCGCGCCCCGATCCAATAGACTCCTTGACCCGCCGCCGTTGCTTGGTCGTGAGCATCTTTTGACCCGTGGCCGTGCCTTGACCGCCAGCCCGCGCAAACGGGTGCACCGCTTTGATCGTTGCCAGCGGAACGTCCCCGCTTAGCAAGTCGTAGAGGTCGGCTTGCCCCTGCAACACAAGCTCTTTGTGGACTTCCGCATTGGTCAGCACCATCCGAGCGAACCGCAACTTCTGGGCGGTCCTCAGTTGGGTAAGCGTCGCGTGAGTCCTAGGCACGGGACACCGACGTTCTGCAAAGGAACACCACCGAGAACTGAACAAGATCGTCCGCCGGTCCCGAGTAGTCTAGGTCTACTTTGTCCACCTGCGGCATGTACCCCAGGCTCCCAGGGTTATTGGACGCAAGAAGCGCAAGGCGCAGAGCCGAGACGTACGAAAGCCGCTCATCGTCCACCACGCCCGAGGAAGGCCGCCGCAAACGAACGTACACGCCAAGGGTCAACTGATAAGCGTCGTAGGTCGGAGTCGAATCAGCCGGAACCCGCTCGATGGACTCAATGCGCACAACCGCGCTAGGTGCCGTGGCCTCTTGCTCCGCTTCCCCCTTGTAGATCGTCGGAGACAGCGAGGTAAGCGCGGTCTTGGCCGCGTCTACCGCATAGTCACGAATCGCCTTGGAGTTGACAGTTAGGCTCATATCGCTTTCACCTCATCCAGCACAATGACGTAATGGCTTGTGAGCGTCTGCGCGTCTCGAAGACTGGGCCGCGCCTTCACTTCAAACTTGACGCCGCCGACGGTCAGGTGGTCCCCGCTCTTGATGCCCCCGCTAGTGCCCGCCAGAAAGAGGGCAGGTTGCGCCGTCTCGATCCCGTAGGTGTCGAAGATGTATTGCGGGGTCTTGCGGGTCAGTTGCCCGTCAAGCGTCGAGCCAGTGGGCCTCGTGACCGCGCCCGCAATGTTACTAGCTACCGCAGTTGATACCGGGAGGATCGTCGCCGTATGGGGCTTCACCGCAATCATATGGCGGGGCCGTACCTCTGAGCAAGCCGTTCCATTTCTTTAAGTGCCACCGATACCTTCCCTTGGCCGTTTGCCACGTCGTATGTGTACTCAACCGTATCCTGCTTGACTTTGGACAGCAAGCCCGAACCGGAGTTCTGAGCGTCTCGAGCCTTGGCAACGGTGAGGTTCATCACCGCTTCATACACCTCATCGGGGATCGTTGTCGAATAACCTTTTAGCCCCGTGACTACGACCGAGTTCACGCCCTCAATGATTGGGCTCACGAACTCGATCCTTGTCAGTGGCCCACCAGATCGCGGCAAAAGCCGGTATTGCGAACTCGCGAGAGTAACCCCGCCCACCGCCACCGATGAGATGTCCACGAACGCAGTCGGCAATAACCGCTCCTGCGCTCCGCCTGGGTCAAGCGCATAATCGGTAGGCGTGCCCGATGCCTTAAAGGGCGAGTACGTCAGGGCTTCCCACGTCGAAACCGCGCCTGACAGAAATGGAGCCACATTGCCCGTGGAGAGTGTTACCCCCATGAGAGCAAGGCGCGTGACCACTTCCGCCGCCGTTGGGTAATCCGCTGCCATTTACTTCGCTTCTTGCTTGGGTGCCGCTTCTTTGGTTGCCGCAGGTTTCTTAGCTTTAGCAAGACTCGCCTCAAATGCCGCTAGAACGTCCTCCGGCACAATGTCGCCAATCTGGAAAGGAACCGAGGTGGCGTCCGGGTGGTCTCGTGAAACGTATTCGCCCGAGTCGGTAAGTGCAATTGCCAAAGTAGTGACCGGCATACCCTAAGTAACGAACTGGGATTCTGCCGCCGTCAGGCGTCCTGGTTCACCACTTCAAGGTAAAGATAAGGATCAGAGTTCGGGAACGACAGCACGCTGCCATTGCCAAAGGTGACGACGAACCTGGCCGTCCACAAGCCGGATTTAAGCGTGATGCCAGTCGGAGTAAACTCGACCGCGCCAGATGCCGGAGTGACAACCGTGGCCGCCGCGTTCACCCCCATATTCGAGACGAAGCGAACCAAAGCCCCCGTAAGGTTAACCGGGCCATTCCGATCCTTCAATACCGCTTCTACTTTAGGAAGCGTGTCGCCAATCGTCCACGTGATGTTAGAGCTCATAGGTAGTACTTAAAGATAAAAAGACCGCCGTTGTCTCCGTGGTGCTTACCACCACCTGAATGCTCGGAGACATCAGCACAACTTCAAAAGGCGGAACTGCGCGGACAAAAAAGAGGCCAGACGCGCTTATTGTGGCCTTGCTCGGCAAAAGAGATGCCGAACCGGTGTAAAACTGGCTAAACGTTGCCGAGGCTGAAATTGTGGCCTTGCTCGGCAAAAGAGATGCCGAACCGGTGTAAAACTGGCTAAACGTTGCCGAGCCTGAAATTGTGGCCGCCGCAATGGTCGCGACAACCGTACCGCTAACGGCTTGAGCTCGGAGAAGCGTTAAGAACATCTTAGATAGTCTCTAGCTGGTATAGAGTCGTTTGGGTTTGTTCTGCTTCCGCGTCAAGCATAACAACGCGCTCAACGTCTCCGGTTGAAAATGCATGTGCCCGTTGACCAGCAATGGCCGCCAGCTTGTTTCGCAAAAGCGCAATGAGATTTTCGATGGTCATACGAGTGGAATTAGCTCCTGGCAAAGTGTCGAAAGGTGAGACTGCAAAAGCACTACTCCATATTTATCAGTGCCGTCAATCGCCGCGACTGCCGCCATGCGCCCGCCTTGAGTTGCAGTACCCGTCTGGATAAAGTCCGTCGCGGCATATGGAGTGAATGCACGGTTCTTCGCGTCAAATCGGTACATCTGCGAGAGTTGAGAGGCAACGAAAACATTGACGTAGGTGTACCTCCCCTCCTCACCACAAGGGCAGTAAGCCCCCGTAGTGCCAGCCCCAAATGTGTTCACGTTTCCGCCGTAGGTGATGCCCCCCGTCCAGAGTCCAGCGGTGCCGCCCGCAATATCAAGCACGTCAAGGGTCACCGAGCCGCCTCGGAAGAAGTAGCAGAAACTGTGCCGAGCGTTTCGCGCCGCGTCCGGTTGAATCCCAAAACTTGGAGCCCACAGACAGCCGGCTGCGTTGGCCGCAGGAGCTGTACCAAAATAGGTCGTGCTCCAGGCATCCGCCGCGATAGAGTTCGTACCGTTGTTAATCGTGGCGTCCGTGTAGTTGTAGGTGTAGGTCGTTGTGTTGGCCGTCGTTCGCAAGACGATAAGGTTCGGCAGTTCGATAACGAATTTTGCGCTGCTACTGGGAGTCGTGGTCCAGTTAGCTCCGAGCGTATAGACCGGGCTAGGGCCAGCCGTATGGCTCGCGATCATCCGGCGCTGGCCAACCGCTCCAGGCGTCACCGTGTCTTCAACGATGCGAATTTGGAAGTTGCGAAACTCGTTAGCCGCTACCACCGCGTCGCCACCTGATGCGCGGCCCGTAATTGAGCCAGCCGCCGAAGCCGTCGCGATAATGGCGAGGCGACCGCCGCCTACCGAATCTGTTTCGTGAGTTCCGAGGATAAAACCTTCGCCAGGCTTCATGTCGAAGGGGCCGTACTGTTCGTCAAGAACAATCATCGCCGAGTCGGTTGTCAAAGTGGCCGGAAGGTTTGTCGTTCCTCGGTTTGCAAGCGTGTTGCTCGCAGGTTCAAAAGAGCGGAACACACCCGCCGCTACCAAGCCCGATCCCAGCATGAAAAGACGACCGCACAGAATCTCGTAACGCGCGCCCGACGCAGGCGTAAACGAGAATGCAGCGTCGACCGTAATCACCGGCGTGGCACTCGCCGTGTTCCCAACAATCCACCGTTCCTCAGTCCTGCCAGCCGTTGTGTCAATAATTCGCAAGCGGTAGCCAAGCTCACCTGAGCCGCCTCGGTTGGCCAGCATGTTTAAGCCCACGGCCGTCGGCAGCGCAGTTGAAAGAGTCACGCTTGTGGTCGTTGCACCCGCCGCAATGGTGCCCACCGCGCCGAACGATGGCGCCTGCGCCGACGTCGACCCCGCGCCAAACGTACCTGCCGTAAGCGGGTTCGCAACCGCGAGCTGCCAAGCCTTGGTGATGATGTTGTAGCGATTCAAAACCGAGTTAGAAACCAACTGATAAACAAACGGGCTTTGGGTTGAGTTGGTCCGAAAGTCCGATGCCATCGAAGTACCCGCTGCATGAGCAGCGGGCGATGGGACGGTCTGCACCCACATCAATCGGTCAATTGCTTTCTTAAAGGTGTTTGCCATGTTAGTTTCTTAGGTGATTCTTGAGCGATGGCAGTTAGCCCATGCGGTCAAGTTTGTCGCGTTGATAAGCATCGAAGCGTTTCGCCCGTCAATATTGGTAAGTCCCGTCACGGTTGTCACGGTTGTCACGGTCGTTACCGTGCCCGATTCAATAACCGCCGTCGAGCGTTGCCGAGAGAGTGTCCTATCAAACCCCATTGGGCTCATGAGCATGTCAAGAATGCGCCTGAGGAGGGAAGACCCCCCGCTGACTTCTTGAATCGGCATCGGGTTCGCAGCGTTGACGTCCGTTGCAATCTTGGAATCGTCGGAGCCTTCTACGGTCACCAGGTTGACCGACTGCGCGTGCGCCGTCTCGCCGGAGTAAGCAACTTCTCTAGACGCAATTTTTACCCCGGTGCCAGGGCTATATCCAACGTTATCGGTCGGCATGGACGCCCTCCAGCTTTGCCAGCAAGCCTAAAAGGAACTGACGCTCTTCGCCATCCACGCCGGTTGCCAGTCGCCGGTTGATCGTTTCGGCATCGTATCCAGACGTTGCCGCTCCGCTGATTTTCACATTGAATAGAAAGTTCATTCGGGCACACTCACTGTTAACGAGCTGATGGAAACAGTGCCACCAGCAACGACAGACTTGTTGTCAAAGACTAGGTCAGGGGTGTCGCCGGAGTTACCCGCCGTCCCCTGGAAGATGACGTTTCCGCTTGAGTCTTTTACGCGGAAGTGGCCAGTATCCCCCGATGCGTCGGCACTTGTGTCCGAGGTGATAGCGGCAGCGGTCGCCGTTCCCGACGATGAGCTTCCAAACGCCGGATCTGACATTGTTAGGGTTCCGAGCAGGGTCCCAGAGTCTGCCGCCGCCGGATTTGCAGGTGCCCCCCCGGTCCGAATTTGGATAGTGCCCGGTCCAGCCCCTCCGTCAACGAGGGCAACAATAGCGTTGCATGCCGCGTTGCGTGCGGCTGTAGAAATTTTGAAAGCGCTTGGCACACCCTAAGTAACGAAACAATAAAAAGGCCCCCACCCGCATCCATGCAGGTAGAGGCCCGGAGTCCCGCCGATCTTAGAGACCGGTGAGGGTGACTGCTGCCGTTGCTCGCTTGGCTTTGATGCCGAGGCGAACGTAGGCGCGGAGCGTCACTTGTCGCTTCACGAAGTCATCGTTTTGCCAGCCCGTCTCAACCACGACACCCCGGCGAAGAACCGGTGTGAAGTACGAGGTATCCAGAACAAGCGCGTTACCAGCGGTAAGCGCGTCCGATTGAATGACCGGGCGGCCCCATGCCATCGGCTTGGGCATTCCGCCTGGGTCAGCGAGCAGGTAGCGGTTCTGGGAGTCCTTGACCAGCAAGAGGTTCCAGAGGTCCGTTGCGTGCATCACGATCAGGTTCGGGTTCACGTACGCTTCCGTCGCGGACAATCGGCGCAAACAAGTTGCGATTGCGTCCAGCGTGGTAAGCGCACCCTTAGCCTGGGTCAAGATGCCCGACGTGTTGTAGATACCGGTCAGGTTCGAGCCTGAGCCGGAACCAACCGTGAGTTGACGGTCCATCTCTTGGCGAGTCGCGAGGAGCAAATCACCGTCAATGATGGAACGTACCTGCGCCGCGTCGTCCAGCTGGTTTTGGGTAACCGGCAGGAACGAACCAATATCGCGGATTGGAGCGGTCTGCTCCGTCCACGCGTACGCGGCTTCGGTCAGCGTTGCGCCTTCAGCAACTGCCGTCACGTTTGCCGTTCGCGTCGTTTGCGCCATGTACGCAATCGAGTTCTGGTCCGTGCTTTCGAACTGAAGGAAGTCCATCAGTTGCGGAGGTCGCGAAATGGCGTAGACGTTGGTACCGTCGCGGAACACTTCCGGCACGTAACCGGCCGTCGTGGTCATGACCGCTTTCGCGTCCATGTCGTACTCGTATCGGCGTCCACCTTGGGTCAAGCTGCTGGAGCCTTTCCACTCGGGGTTGGATACGAACTGCTCGCCGAGGCTTTTGGCCTCTTGGCGCACCGGGGCATCCGTGGCAACCTTTTGCCACTTGCCGTCCTTGCCGATCTTAACGCCGTATTCCACCGTCGCGATTTGCTCGCCGATGGCTTCGAGTTCGTTGCGGATCCCGCCAAGGAAATTCAGGTCGTCTGACGTGGCTTTGACTTCGCCATTGGCGTCCTTCTCAAGACTGTTAAACTTGGCCTGCCATTTGGCAGTCAGTTCGTCGCGCTTTTCATACAGGGTATTGAACATTTGCTTGTTAACTCAAGGTCCGAGCAAACGCCAAGAGGTCATCGGGGACAGCCTCAAGAACCGGCGCGGGTTTCTCTTCCGCTGCCATTTTTGAGAACATCTCGCCGAGCAATCTCGCACGTTCGCGATTGGTTTCAGAGAGGCCCTGCTTGCGATCCTTTTGGAAGGTCTCAAGCCGAGAGAACACGTCATCACCCGCCGCCAGTAGCTGGTTAAACTGGTCCTCGAAACGGGACCCTGCGCCCGCTTCACCTGCTTTGCAATCGGTCGCAAGGGCCATCGGCATAGCCGGGACCGTCACCACCGAAATCTCTTTGACTAGGATTGATTCCAGGATGCGAACGGACTTCCCTTCGCGATCCTCGTACCGGCTCTTGAGAACGAAGTAGCCGATACTCAGCCCCACCGACTTGCCCGCCGCTAGTCGCTCTTGCACAACCTTGCGCGTCTCTTGAGCCGCAGGCGTATCGTGGAATTGAGCTTCAAAGTACAGCCCGTTGGCGTCCTCTACGATCTTCGTAAAGTAGCCGATGGGGTTATCGTCCCAGTCGTGGCCGAGCGCGAGGAACCCATCCTTCAGAATCGCTTCTGTGTCGCCGTAGGCCCCGTCAACAATAACGTCGCCTACCGAGTCCACCGAGTTCTTAACCGAGCCATAGCCCGACAGGACGCCGGTTTCAGCGTCTAGGGCCTTAATCTCGAAGAGGGTGGATTTAATCTCCCGCGTGTCTGCCACACCCTAAGTAACGAAAGAAGGGCTACGCCGCCAAAGCTACGCCAATAGGCAGGATGCCAACCGCACCATCGGCACGCTTGATGTGACACTTGCAATTCCCCAGGCATGGCGTATCACCTGCGCCCGGAGTGGTGTAAAGCGTCTCGTCAATGTACGGACTGCCCGCCGCGAGCACCGGGCAGTCCGCGCAATGCTCTTCGATTCCGCCGAGGATCCAGTCCCATTCACTGCCGGGAGGGGAAGCGTCTACAAAAGCCTGGTTACCCGTGCCCCTTGACTTGCCAAGGTACAGGCGTTGCCGCGAGTACACCGCATCATCGTTCAGCCCACCGTCAACCAACTCGTACCCGCCATCTTCGATCTTTGCCGCGAAGTCATTCAGGTACTGGCTTTCCTCGTCCCGCATCTGCGCCGCCACGCGCCGCGCCCACGCCATGTCCATAGACGTGTTGCCGCTGATCTTCTGCCCGATGATGTGAGTCTGGTAGTGCATCTCCTCTATCTCGGCTTCCATCGCGTCCCGCCACTCGCCAACGCTCATGCCGCCCGCCAGCTTCACCGCAAGTACCCTGAACTGCTTGTCGTGCCGAGCTACTAACAGCTCGTACTCCGAAGGCCGCGGGGAAAGAATGAGCGGTTGCGCCGCGAGTTTGACCGCATGGTCCGCGCACGCTAGCACCTGGCACATTTACAGGGATTCCTCGGCACGCTTCCGAGCCGCCGCGCCTTTACTCGCCTGCGGTGCCACCCCCGCACTTTTGAGCATCCAAGCGTAGACCCCCTTGTCGGAGTTCTCCGGCACCCGCCCCGTCTCGGTCTTGGCCGTGAAGAGGTCAATAAGGTTCTTGTCGAAATCTTCCCGCACCCGGTTATGCAGAGCGTCCCGGTCCTCTTGTTGGCTCCGAACGTTCGTAAGATCGTAAGCCAGCCGCCACCCGCCGTTCCTGTTCCCAAACTCGGGCACCAAAGCATCCGACATGGAATCTGCCACCAACTGCCACATCGGTACCAAGAACTCTTCGGTAGCCGCTTCCCGCGCCGTCGTGTAGTTGGAGTACGTAGGGTCCGACGCTAGTCCCGACACCAACGGGGAAATGCCCAGCACTGCCGAGATGCGACGCTCAATATGGGCCGGGATAACGTCTAGGGCCATTTCCTCGGGCGTTAACCCGAGTTTCGAAATGGTTGCATTAGCCCCCATCACCATGACGCTACCCGCCGATTCTCCCGCCGATCTTTGCCGCAGCACGCTCGCCACGTCCTCGGCTTGGCTTTGCGTCCACGATCCCTCCTTGGGCGTAATGGTCGCCGCAGGGTTTGGTTGCCGCATGATGGCGTAGGTGAAGACCGCAATCTGCTGGTCTGTCATCACCTCGCGCATCACCGCCTTGACCGGGGATACCGACTTGAGCGGGTCGTTCGCGTCCGGTAGCCCCGTCGTTATGTGAATCATGTCCTCCGGTGGACACTCGCGGATCGTGCCGCCGAACGCATACCGAAAGGCACGAAGCCCGTTGGGGTTTCCCGCCACGCTCAGCGGGTCAACGTCCCAGTGCGGCAACCATTGGAGACCGACCACGTTGCCCCGCTCATCCCGCCAAATCTTGAGGTAGGCGTTGCCGTCGAGGATAAGGCTCGCAATGGTGAGTTGGTCCTGCGTGCGCCGCGTCTGCGGCTTGCCGTACTCTTCGCTTAACAGTCCCGCCATAGGTTCGGCAATAAGTTTGCCAAGTGGCGAGGCCGGTACTGCCTCTTCCCCGATGTACACCGTTAGCGGTGGTTCCACAAAGGCACGCATAGCCCAGTACACCGGAGCCATGACCGCCGCCGATCCTTCCGACTGCCTAGAGTTTGAACCTAGCGAAAGCGGTACGCCGGTGATTCCTAGGCCGCCACCGACCGGGCTACTGGATGCACCGACCCCGAACCAGGTAAACCCCTTGAATAACCGCTTGAGTGGTGACATCTCTAACCCTAGGTAACGAATCTAGGCTAGCCCCACGAAAAACGGTTCCGCCCCACGCATCCCCCACGCGGCGAGGGCCAGAGCGATCACGCAGTCGTCGTGCTTGCCACTCGGTGCGTTCATTCTGATATTGCGTGCCGCCGTGACCTCGTAGGCATACGCCATCAACTCTGCCGTCTGGATCGGAATATCCATGAGCGATAGTTGCCCCTGCTCGATCTGCATCGCGAGGTTATCTATCACCGCTTCCTTGCTCTGAGATGTGAACTTGAAGGGCACTGCGCGAGGCACAACGGCCCGTATCCGTTCGTACACCGGGTCACCAACCCCCGTCGCGTCCACCGTCACCGTGCATTCTGGGAACATGCCAGCCGCCGATTGAACAGCGGCTATCATGCGCTCCCACGAGATTTGGTTAAACCGGTCGTGGTACACCTGCCGCCCCGCCGAGTCCAGCACGGTTATGACGGTGAAGTCCTCCACCCTCGCAAGGTCTACGCCCATGCTGAACGGACCCTTGGCACCCGCCCCCGTGTTACTCGGGTCAATGACCGCCGACACCCCGCGAAACACCCCGCCCGATTCCTCAATAAACGAGGCTAGGTACTCCTGCCCGAAGATGCGCTCTGGCAGTCCGCGCCGAGCGTTCTCAATCTCGCCCGCGTCGATGTACGGGTTGGCACTTGTGGGCATCGTCCAGCTTTTCCACTCGGGTTCCTCTACGGCTTGACCCTTGGCCCACAACTCGTAAAAATCGCCCATGCCTTTCGGGGTAGATGCGAACCACGCGCCACCCGAATGGTCCGCAAGCGTCGGGCGAATCGCCATGCCCCACATCTCCTGCAAGTCCTTGACCATCGCCGCCTCGTCTACCGCTACCTCATGGTAGGCGCGGGATCTTCCAGCGTCGGGATCGTCGCAAGTCCAGAAGTCAATAACGCCGCCGGTCTTGAGCTCAATGCGCTTGTCGGTAAGGTTCTTGCTCGAGGTGACCGGCGACAGGATTGAAACAATTTCCTTCATCGGCCCGAGCAGGTACTTGTAGTTCGGCGCGAACCACCCGTAGCTCTTGCCCTGAAGTGCCGCCATACAAGCCCGACGAAGCAGGTACTTGGTCTTGCCGAACCGCCTGCCGCAGTTGACGACGTTAAACCGGCTCGCCTCTCGGTCTAGTTGGGACTGCGCCGAGTGGTGCCTCGGTAGCCGGATAATGACTTCACTCATCAGATGCTTCGCCGAACACCACCCGCACGGTTTGGTTGCTTTCAACCTGCTCCTTGATCGGGCCGTCTAGACGGTCCATGATCTGCCGCAGGGCCTGGGCGTTGCCGTCCGCAGCCTGAGCAAGAACGCCCATAATCAAGGCTTCGTACATCTCTGGATGCTCTTCTAGCTTCTTCTTGATGCCGCCAATGATGGAGAGGGAACCTTTTGGCCTGCCGCCGCCACCGGATAGGAGCGTGCCCCCGTTCTTGCCTGGGCGGGTAGACGGGTTTTTAACGGGTTTCTCCGTGCCGTCACTCACTGCCCCGTCACCACCTTTTTAAGTTCCGCAACGATAACATCGGCTACCGCTGGCCCCCACTCACGCTTCAGGTCTTGCAACGTCTGCCCCCTCGAAATGTCCCAGGCAACAGACCGCAGACCTTCCGGCAACGTCTCGCCCACGAATAGCCCAACATCTACAACGGGAATGTGCTCCATGTTTTCGATTGCCATAATCCTTTGAGACGCACTGCGGCGGTAATCGGATCTTAGCCCCGACAAACAACGGGACAACCACGAGTAAAAACTAGCCCCCGCAACTGGTTGGTAGTTTACCAAACGCCTCGGAAGCTTCTCTAAGATATACAACTCCATACCTTCATCCCCATGCGTGGCCTTATTGATGGCCCCGCGCCAGCGGTGCATAAGCACCTCTGCGGCTACGGGATCGGTAGCCGACATGACGCAGAGTTCGTAATCGGTTCTCTTTAAGTAGCTCACGATCCAAACACCTCCACCCCCGCCGCCGCTAGTTCTGGTCCCGACAGCAATCCGTCAGGAGGCTCTAAGCTATTAATAAGAGACCACATGCGACCCGCCAGCCGTTCCCGCGTGGATTCGAATGCGTCCCGGTGCACGTCCGCCGCCGCCATGACCTCTTCCGCCACCTCACACAACTCCAACTCCAACCCGAACCCCTCCGAACCGTAGCGGTTAAGGACTTCCAGACAACACCGCCGCGCATGAGCCCCCAACCACCAAGCGCGGAATGCCGCGTGATCGGTGCGAGGAATATCGGCAAGGTTTGCAGTGCGTGGGGCATGGGTCACGGACGGTTTACGGACGGTACGGACGGTAGGCCGTGTTATTGTTGGTCCCTCGATTCCCTCAGGGTCAGGAATCGGTACTTTTGCTTTTGCTTTTTCCTGTTTAAGGTCCTTCATTTCACTTTCCAAGAGAAAAACCGTCCGAGACCGTCCGAATTGAACCTAAAAGCCTCATTTTCCGCGCCTAAAAACCGTCCGTAAAAACCGTCCGAGGACCGTCCGTAACTCCGTCCAAACCGTCCGTAAACCGTCCGTAGCCACTTCCCAGCGCAAGATGAGGAGGAAGAGGCGCGGCCAGTCGCCAACCCCGGCCCACGGACGGTCCGGACGGTTTTTACGGACGGTTTCATTCTCGGTCCCTCCTCACGTCGTACCGCACCTCTTCCGCCGATTCCATGAGACCTAAGCCCCTATAGAATCCTCGCGCCGTCTTAGCTGCATTGGTCTCTAGCCGGTATCCTTTTTGTCGCATCTTCGATTGAAGCTCCTTGATGTCCATCTCCGATAGACCGTTAGCCTTTGCCCACTGGTTATAGGCCGCGAGTAACTTGGTCTTGTGAATACTGAAGTCCTTACTTAATGCTTCCACCTTCTCTTCCATGAACTCTCCTAGGTCATCGTTCTCGGCCTTATAGTCCTCGATTTCCCTACTCATGTCCTCCGTGATCCTGAGACCATTCTTGTAAAACTCCCTACTTCCCTCAATGAGCCACGCCATAACGTCCGCAGATTCCGCCGCAAGATCGGCGATCAAACGAGGGTTTACGGCGTCCTCCGGCACCTGATAATCAAAGGGGACCATCATGCAACGCCGCCAAAACGCAAAGTCGGCATCTACCTGGGGTTTGTGGTTTGTGGCGAGGAACAACTTGCCCGTGATAGGCATCTCGTACGGCTTCCCGTACAACGCCCGAACGCGCATGGCTTGCCCGCCCGTGATCTGCTTAATGAACTCCCGGTCCAAATGCCTCCGGTGGTCCGGCTCTTCAGCAGCCACAAACCGAGCACCGCGCAACGCCTCGAGCTCGTGCGTGGGTTTCTCGAACCGGCTAGACAGTAGGAGTTGCGTGGGCATAATGGCCGCATAGGGTCCGAGCACTTGCCGGAGTAGGTCCACGAGTGTGGACTTACCGTTCCGGCCCCCACCGACTCCGATACACCACCGCTGGGCCGTGACCCGCCCAGTGATGGAGTAGCCGAGCCACACGAGTAGAGCTTTGGATAGGTCCTTCCGGTCTAAACAGACCTCGGAGACGAACTGAGCGAACCGGCTTTCCGTTGTAGCCTCCGGAGCAACTTCCGTAGGCGCGAGCATGGTGCAGCGCGCCGCGGGATTGTGCGGCATTATCTGCCCCGTTCGAAGGTCTACGATTCCCGACAGCGTATTAAGAATGTCGGGGTCACTATCAAACTCGTTTGGCTCTACCGATACGCCCGGCAGCGTTTTGAGGAAAGGAACCGCGCCGTTTATGCGCCTGGTCGCCGAGAGCATGGCTCTAAGCTCTTGGTCCTCTGGCGCGTTTAGCCCCTTCGCGATGCCCGCTATAAGCCCAAAGATGCTAGGAGTCCTCTCCCACACTTTGCCGGTCCAAATGACCCAGCTTTGCCAAGCCTCGCACCAGAGAAAGTCCCCGCGCCGTTGCTCGTGAACAAACTCCGCTAGGACCAAATCCTGCTTGAGCGTGTCCGCATCTACCTGGACCCGTTCGGCTACCGAGATTCCTATGAGCCTTTCGCCAACCGCATCCACCTCGGAAGGTTTGGGGACCGACACAGCCCGCTTAACCCCGTACAGTTCCGCCGCCGCTTTGGTAGCTGCCTTCCAGTCCCCGTTGTGGCGCGTGTAGGTCCAATAGGCGAACTTCGAGTAGCACCCGGCATCTAGCCCCGGCCAATTCGTACTATGGACCCTTAGTAAGTCCTGTCCATCGTGCCCGTTCCCCGTCGTGGCACTTGTAGCCCTATCGGGCTTGCCGGGACGCGCAAAGTGGCACCGCTCGCCATGCTGGAAAAGGAACCGCGCCCCGTCCGCTTCTAGGAGCTCCCGCCAATCCGCGTTCCGATTGAAGACGTCTCCGGGTCTATCGCCGGGAGGACCGTCCCCGTACACTTTGTTAGACTTGTAAGGTTCTCGCGGGCCTGTCTTGTCCATCGCGCGGGCAATGGAAAGCATCAATTCTAACTCTTCCATTGAGACGACGGTAATGTCTTCGAACCCGCCCACAATCCAAGAGTAGTTTGGGGTTGGCGGTCCAAATGCTATCGCCCCTTCTGCCCTCGTTTCGATTCCTGTCTTTATGCCATCGGCCCCGGTGTCCGTCATGCAGAGCTTTTCTGTCTTGACTGGAAGCGGAGCGCGGACGTAGACGTGAAATCCTTTGCGAGTCTTGACGGTGGTGTAAGTCCGAAGCTCTAGCCCCGCCGACTCGCAGGTATCCGCCCATATGGGGAAGAGTGTTTCAATGTCAAAGTCTATGATCGTGAGGGCCGCGGACTCCCCGAACTCAGCACCCCCCGATGCGTCCCCGCAAACGACGGCTAGACCCGCAGCGTTCCGAAACACTGAACGCGCCTTCTGTTCGCTCATGGGCGCGACCGTGCAACCAGAAGCCTTCCACGGGAAAGAAATGGCCTTTGTGTCCGAAGTCCACTTAGCGTAGTCCTGTTGACTGACCGGGACCACCGATAGCCCCGCCCGGAGCATCGCGAGCGCGGTTTCTGTCAAGCCTCCAACCTCTCTACCACGGGTTCCCAGCGGTTCCCCGGCTTGTGCCAGCCGATCAACTCGACCTTGCCGCCCGATTCCAACCAAGACGCCACTAGCGGGTTTTCTCGGAGCTTTCTCCGGCGTGCGGACATGTTGGACTTGGATGTGAGTTGGACTCCAATGATTCCGGCTCCTGCGCTAAAAGCCAGCCCGTCAAACGCCCCCAAAAGGTCGTTGGCGACACCGGCGAAGGCGTTCCAGGAATCGACCCGGACATATCGGCATCCTCTATCATGGTAATGATCTTTTGTAAGGCGTCGGAAAGTGGCTTCATTGGTTTTGCTACTCGTGGTCTTCTTCTCCTCTGGTTCTGCCCGCATCTGCTCCATCGTGGACTTGGCAGGCTTTGTAAATTCGTTTGTGCGCTTAGGCATCGGGACAACGGACATGTCTCCGAGCTCCGGGTACATGCGCACGAGTTCGGGGTAGTTAATAACGGCTTGGGCACGCTGAAAAGCAGTCATGCCAGACAGTTGTTCAAGCGTCGGTAACTTTGCGGGCGGTGTATTTGCTGTCGGCTTATTTACGTGCATAAGATTTTGGGTCTAAAAAATGCCCCGGCACGCTCAAGAAACCGGGGCTATGACAAGGAGAGGCACTCAGTCGAAAGTCTTAGTCTGCGAACGGATCTTCCACCGCGTCTGCGACTACCTTGGGAACCGTCTTGGCTTTTTGGATGCTCATAACCAAGGTCTCGCACCGTTCCCCGCTAAACTCGTTGGGATCGTTGAACGAGGTGCCCAGCACCTTGTTGAACGATCCCATGTAAGCGGTGTCCGTAGACTCATCCCATTCCGGCCATCCCTTGGTCTTGATGGCTTCCAGGACAACCCCGAACGGTCCTTCTGCGTGTTCGGATTCCTCGGAACGCTTGGGCGGATCAATCCACTTGCCGGACTCTTTAAGCATCTGAACGAGATCGTCCAGCCGTTCCACGTAGTCGTTCCCGTCCCCTTCGGAAC